GGGATGGCTCCTGATCGTTTCAAGCTTTATACTCATATCAAAAAGAGTGTTGAGCAGGCTATTCTTATCGAGGACAAACTTGTCCATGTTGGCGATGAACCCCTAGGGCTTGAAGATTACCCTTTCGTGCCTGTTATGGGCTTCTTTGACCCTGAATTCGATCAGGCAAGCAGGAAATTACAGGGGATTGTCAGATGTATCAGAGATCCACAAACAGAAGTCAACAGGCGGCGGTCTAAAATGCTGGATATTATTGACAGTCAAATATCTTCTGGATGGAAGGCAAAAGAGGACAGCGTTGTAAATCCTACATCATTGTATGTGAGTGGTCAGGGCACTGTGGTATGGGTAAAGAAAACAGGCCAGCTTACCGACATTGAAAAGATAACGGCTCCTGATATACCTCAAGGAATGTTCAGGATGTCAGACTCGCTTGATAAAGATATCTTAGAGATACCAGGGGCAAATGCCGAATTGTTCGGGATGGGTAGTGAAAAAGGCGACGGTCATGTTGCAGCAATAACGGTAAAGATGCGGCAAGGGGCCGGACTCACTGTATTACAGGACATATTCGATAATTATAGGCTTGCAAAAAAGCTTTTAGGTCAAAAGTTGGTTAAGGCGATCCAGGTTAATTACCATCCTACAAAGATTCAGAGGATATTAAACGAACAGCCGTCCAAGGAATTTTACAATCAGGAGTTTGGGAAATATGACTGTGTTCCAGAAGAAGGCGTTCTGTCTGATACTCAGCGCCAAATGGCTTTTGCTCAGTTGTTGAGCTTAAAGGAGGCTGGCGCTCCGATTCCATGGGCTGCGATTATAGATGCTGCTCCCCTGGAAAACAAGGAAGATTTAAAGAAGTTCTCCGAGCAGGCCGAACAGCAACAGGCCAAATCAGCGCAGAAACAAGAACAAATGGCTGACTTACAAATGATGATGCTGAAAACCAAGATTGGCGAGATAGGAGCCGAAGAGGAAAGGGAAAAGGCCAGTGCCATTGAAAATATGTCCGATGCCAAATATAAGCAGGCTAAGACCATGGCAGAAATAAACGATATGGGATGGTCCCGCTTTCTGGAATTAATGAATTTAATGCAAACCCAAAAGCAAATTACTTACCAGAGAAATCAGCAAGGGGGCCAACAATAATGATAATCAGTCCCGACAATGCTCTAATGATGGGTGACGCCAGGCAGATGATGGGCCGGGAAGTCATAAACCGGATTTGCAAGGTGATTGACGATAATCAAAAGAAATCACATTATTATGTTTTGGTTTCGAGTCGGAAGCATCCATTTATTCAAAAGCAGATTAAGACCACAATAGTTTTAAGCAGCGTCAGGCCTCCAAAGATGCTTGGAACGATGTGTTTTCACATAGACAATCGAACAGGCCGCGCCAAAAGGCTTTGGATTCTTCCTTTGGACAGAGCCGGGGTTATTGTACCCCAGGCCGAATATGTTGCAGAGATAGCACATGCTGCAAGGAATATGCCAATTATTCATGGATAGATAATATTATAACACTTAACAGCGGCAACCGTTGACACGGCCCGGCAATGACAGCCGGGAAAAAATATGCCGCAGGGAGATTTTAACAATGGATGAAAATTTACAAGATGGTGTGACAGCCAAAAATGCTGCGGTTGACACCGGAGTAGCAGGAATTGGATTAGACGGCGACACAAAAGCCACAAGCCAGGACGGGCAGAACCCGCCCAATGGTGCCGCACCTGAAAATGGTGACAAACCGGACATAAAACTTATTGAGGTCAGCGAATCAGACCTTAATGCCTTTGCAGCGCGTGAAACAGAGCTTGAAAACAAGTTAAGTGTCGCGCAAGGTGACAGGCAGACGGCAATGGATCAGGCCAATTTTGCAACGCAGCAGCTTAAAAACTTGTCTCAGGGCAATTTTCAACAGGCTCCGAGCAATAAGCAAGCCGCGCCAGGTGTTTTCGATGATATCAAAGACGAGGATGTCATAGATGGAGCCCAAGCCAAGGCCATGTTTGCAAAGGGACTTGATGCTGCCATGGCTCCGGTGATGCAAAGAATTGACGGGCTTACGATAGCCGTACAAAATCCAAACGCAATGGAAGACATGAAGAATAAATTACCTGAACTTTTAAAAACAAACCCCGACTTGATTGATGTTATAAAAACATCAAGTAACCCGCTTGCGACTGCGGCTGCTTTTTTAAAGGTGGCTGGCACAAATAAAGCAACAGAGCCTAAGATTGATCCTGTAATAGGTACGCCTGCGGATACGTCAAAGGCTATGCTTAAGAAAATCCTTGATAACAGCAAAAAGTCTGGAAGTCCATCAAGTGTAGGTGGTGGAGGCGGTGGTGCTGAATCTGCTTCCAAGATTTCCAACATGACAGACGCCGAATTTGCTCAATACAGGGAAAGTGTAAAGGCGGGAAATATCAAGATCGGGGCTTAAGGAGATAGATAAAATGTCCGATGCTTTAACAACCACAACTCAAGTCGATCCTGCGGTAGCTCTTTTTTATGACAGGACTTTGCTTGACGCGGCGAAACCAGAGCTTGTGCATGAGCTTTTTGCACAAAAACGGAATATACCCAGGAAAACTGGAAACACCATCAAGTTTCGTAGGTATGCCCTTTTGTCCACGGCGACAACTCCCATTACCGAGGGGGTTACTCCGCCTGGGCAGCGTTTATCCAAAACCGATTTGACTGCACAGATCTCCTGGTATGGCGATTATGTGCATATTACCGACGTTGTTGATGAGACAGTCGAGGACGACGAATGGACCGTGGCCGGTGAAAAGCTTGGTTTCCAGGCTGGACAAACCCGCGACGAGCTTGTCCGTGATATTATCGCAGCCTGCGCCAGTTCCACAGACGCATCAGGCGGAAGCAACGGCGATACACCTACGGAATTAACGAAGTCTGATATTGACGCAATCGTTAAAACCCTTCTTGGCTACAACGCCAAGATGATTGCGCCCCAGATCGCCGGAAGCACCAAAATAGGGACTGGGCCGATTCGCCGGGCTTATTGGGGCATCATGGATACCGACCTTGTGGACGATATCGAAGATGTTTCCGGCTTCAAGCACACGGTTGAGTATGCTGCTCAGACTGGCGTGATGGATTCAGAATGGGGAAACACCGGTAACGTGCGTTGGCTTATGACCTCCGTTGGTTATCATACCACTGCTACATCAAGTCTGAGTGCAGATGAATACTACCTGCCGATTCAGGGCATGGACGCTCTTGGATGTACCAACCTGGAAGGCAACGCCCTTAAAAATATCCGCAAGAGCTATGGTTCTGGCGGCGGTACTGATCCATTGAACCAGAGAGCTACTTCCGGCTGGAAGATGGCCTTTGTTGCAAGGATTCTGAATGATGAATTCATGCACATTTTAAAAGCAACACACAGCTAAACCTTAGCCCGTTAAATTTTTAACGGTTTTATATTACGGAGGTTTTTATTATGTCTCAGGTAGTAGCAAAACACTTTGAAGCTGACGGAGCGGCGGTCAATATAGACCTTGGGTTTGTACCGTCTTACGTCGAAGTTATAAACATGAACGCGGCCACTGACGAACTTGTTAAGATTCAAAAGTTCGCCGAAATGGGTTCCGCTGCCGCAGTGGAGCTTTGGACATACTCGTCCAATGCTGCCGGGGCTGTAATTTCCCCGCTTCCTAAAGTAACAGGTGGGTATATCGCCGCCTACGACACCACAAACATTGGCAACCGCCAGAGCGTTGTGTTTGACTATACTGGCGGAGCATCCGATGACCTTTTTACCGTTTCCGCAGGACATGGGTATATCGAAGGCGAAAAGGTGCGCCTTGTTGAATCTGGTGGGTTGGGGACTGGGCTTGCAGAAGATACCACATATTATGTTAAGTATCTCAGCCCAACGACCTTTCAGGTCAGCCTTACCAGTGGGGGCACTGCGGTGGCCTTTACATCTGATGGAACTATCCCGAATTATGTATTTTCACTCGATAACCTGAAAACCAGTGGTGGATTCCAGGGCATTACCATTGCTGCGGGTTTTATGGGTGATGGCGATGAAGTCTATGTCTACGCCGTGCTTGCGGACATTGACAAGGACGATGGCGATATTAACGGCTAAACAACCAACTGACCGCGCCGGGGCATGACAGCCCCGGCGACGCCTCTTTGACAAAGGGGAAAGGTGGAAAAGAAAATGACACGGAATAAAAGCAAGAAAAAAGAATTTAACTTCGGGCAAGACGTTCAAGTTGTTTTTGTGAATAACGAAACCAAAGGCGCTCCGATATCCTTTAATTTCCAGGGTCGCGGTTTTGGACCTTTGGAGGACGGCAAGGAGTATGATCTTCCTGCCGCCGTTATCAATCACTTAAATACAAGGGTAACTCCAAGAATGGAGTATGCCACTGACGATGCAACCGGCCAAAGGATATCAAGGCAGATTGGCGTACAGCGCCGTTTTACCTGTAATGAGTCCAAGGGCCTGCCCGTTCATAACGTGAAAGCACCTGCCAAAGAAAATATAGCTGGCGGGACAGGAGAAAATAAAAATGGCAATAGAACCCAGGAAGAAGGCTCTCCGTCAGTTCAACCATAGCGGCCTGAGTTCGCCCCCTGGTATTGATAGGGCACTCAGGCGACTTGCGATTGAGATAGACGAAAACGAGGACGATATCAAAGACTTGCAGGATGAAATTGCAGGGCTGAAAAAAGATATTGCAGCCTTGAAACCAAAAACCGATGTCAAGAGCGTCGGGAAAACGGGCAAGGGGGGCAAAAAGCCATGATAAAAAGATACTTTATTTTAAGCATCCTGGCCGTATTCCTACTGTCCGGCTTGGCTCAGGCAGATAAGGTGAGAATCAATCACTCTCAGGTAAGCACTCCCGCAGGAATTGAGCAGGCGTTTAATGCTGTGGTTACTGAGCTTGACGCATTGAGGGCGGCTACAAACCTTAACAGTACTTTGGCTGCTGATGTTAGGGATGTCTTGAAAGGCGATTACTTAACCAGTTATCCTTTTCTTGCGATGGATATTACATCACATCCAGATGCCTATGTGTATTCCCAAACGTTTAGCATAAACGCTACCATGTATCAGGCCACAGGGCAGGCGGTGGCGCTTGCGCCAACTTCTGTAGTGTCGGCAACTAAAACACAGGCATACGCTTTTGATGTCGGCATAAACAAGACTATTGATGTTACGACCACGGCGGTTTCAACCGGGTATGCCACAACTGCGGCAGCTATTGCGGCATTACCTGCGGTGGCTGCGGATCACGTTAGAGTAGGGTACATGACCGTTGTAAAGTCTGATGGGA